TTTCTTTTTATATAAATATAAATGTTTATATGAAAACAAATTGATCTCATAAACTCGACTACTTTCTTTTTATATAAATATAAATGTTTATATGAAAACAAATTGATCTCATAAACTCGACTACTTTCTTTTTATATAAATATAAATGTTTATATGAAAACAAATTGATCTCATAAACTCGACTACTTTCTTTTTATATAAATATAAATGTTTATATGAAAACAAATTGATCTCATAAACTCGACTACTTTCTTTTTATATAAATATAAATGTTTATATGAAAACAAATTGATCTCATAAACTCGACTACTTTATATATAACATTCTATAAAAATGTTAAATAAAAAATTGATCTCATAAACTCGACTACTTTATATATAACATTCTATAAAAATGTTAAATAAAAATTGAAAAAAATTATTATAATTAAATAGTAATTATAATAATAAAAATATAAATAAAACTATTACAATATATGGGAATTACAAATTTTTATAAATGGATAAAAACAGAATATTCAAATTGTATTAAACCAATAAATAACGAATGTTATAATCATGTATATATTGATATGAATTATCTATTACACTTATGCGTATATGATTGTGATGATTTTAATATTTTAATGAAAAAAATAGAAACAATTATATTAGATGTATGTATTAAAACACAACCATCTGATAGTCTTAATATATTTTGTGATGGAACATCACCCTTTGCAAAATTAATATTACAAAGAGAACGTCGATTTAATAATAGTAATATATTACGCTCAACATTTGATGTCGAGCCGAATATGTCAAACATATTACATTTTACACCAGGAACAACTTTTATAAAATCAATTCCAAATAAATTAAAAAAACTATTACATAATATAGAGAATCAATTTAATATACAAATTAATATCGATGTAATTGATCCAGGAGAATCAGAAATTAAAATAAAAAATAAATTATTAGAATATTATAATAAAGATAAAAATAAATCACATATATTATTAACTAATGATGCAGATGTAATTTTAATACTTACATCACACGAATCATATAATAAATGTCATATATTATTAAAATATGATATATTATCAATAAATAAATTAATAAATGAACATATAAAAAAATATGGAAAATCTCAATTTTCTTATTTAGATTTTTCATTTTTAAATTTATTTTTGGGTAATGATTATCTACCCAAGTTATATTATGTAACAAATAAAAATTTATGGGATTCATATAAATTTAATCTTGATCTTATGAATGATTCTAAAAAATTTTTAATAAAATTTAACAATGATAATAAAATTATGATAAATTATGATTTATTATTTGATATATTTAATACATTATTAATAAAAATATCAAGAAAAAAATTTATTAATACAGAATATAATGATGAAAAATATAAAAATTACTTTGACGGACTAATATGGAATTTTAAAATGTACAATATTGGAATTTGTAATGATTATTATTACTATTGTAAAATAAAAAAACCAATAGATATATTAAATTTAATAATGTATTTATCAGATAAAAAAAATATATATGATGATTATAATATTGAAAATAAACCAATTAGTTCTGAATTATGTAGTATAATGATATTACCTGAATCTGGAAAAAAATTAATAGATGATAAATATCATAAATTTATTGATAAAATTAATAAAAAAATAAATTTATATGATAAAAAATTTATTCTTACAAAAAATAATATAGAATTTATATTAAATGAATTTAATAATAATGTAATAATAATGCAATAATAATGTAATAATAATATAATATAATATATTTGATTATTTTAACGGATATTAAGAGTAGACATATTTACATAATATGCATTAATTTTTTTTCAAGATAATCTATATAATCATTTGATTTATTTAATATTTTTGCTATAATAATATACATCTGATATATCATATTTGAATCTGAATTATATTTTATATTTTTTTTAAATTCATAAAAATATTTCCAATTAATATGTCTTAAATTATTATTTTTATCATTAATAACATCACATTTATATATTAATCTTTGTGTTTCATTATTTGAACACATATGTTTATTTATTATTAAATGTTCTGGTATTTTAAAATTAGTTATTTCATTTGACATAGGTAATATTATTATTTCTTTATCAAATATTTCCATTTGATCTAAAATAATATTTAGAGTTTCACGTGTTCTGAGTAATACAGAACAAAATAATATACATAATTTTTTATCTAATTTGTTATCACTAAAATATTTATTTAAAATTTCACCAGATTTCTCTGCTTGTTTAATACCAATATCTGTTAATTGTGGATCTTTTAATATTTTATTATCAAAATTAGCGACTATTTTTTTTATAAAAGTATTATTTGCATTATGATATCCTTGTGCATGTCTTATAATAAAAATATTAATATTTTCTGGTACAATTAATTTATTAGAAAAAATATCTAATTTATTAAAAGTATTTACTTTATAATATGCATTATCATTTCTATTTTCAGATTTATCAATTTCTCCATCATAGATTAATTTAATTCTAGTATTATTATTAAATGTATCAAAAAATATATGCAATATTGCACAATTTTTAAATCTATTTCTTCGATTAAAATTTATAAAATATTTAAATATAAATTGTCTCAATCTTTTACTATGAGAAACAATTATAATATTTCGTTTATCCATTTTATTATATATTAGATTAAGAAATATATTAATTATAATATATTTAACCATAAATCATTAATAATTTTATATTAATAAAATGGATAAACAGAAATCAACTCTAGAACAAATAACATCTGCACAAATATCTTTAAATTTTTCAGCAACATTAGAAAATATATTATCTGAAGCAAGAAGTATGTCATTACAATTAACTGAATCTAATAATATTGCATCTAATTATTTAAGTGAAGATCTATTAGAATATAAAATATTAGATTCTGAAAAGATAAATATGCTAATGATTATGTATATGGATAATTTAAATATATTTTGTCAAGAATTACAAAATATGTCAATGGAAAAAATAACACATTTATCAGAATATAATATAAATAATTTAAAAGATATATTAAATATTCCAGAAATAACAATATTTAGATTAAAAAATTTATATAATAAAGATCGGAATGAACAATTATTTGAAACCGAAATCATATTAAAAAATTATGTATCTACATTAATAAATGATAATGATCTTGTCGAAAAAATAGAATTTTTGATAAAAAAAGATAAATTTTTTGAACATATTTTATTAAAATATGATGATACAATAAATATTGATATTACAGATTATATAAATACAAATACAAATACAAATACAAATAATAATTATGATGATATTAATATTCTAACATTTGACAAATTTGACAAATTTGATAAATTTGATAAATTTGACAAATTTGATAAATTTGATAATAATTATATGATTAATAAATTACAACAAAAATATAATAATTTAATTATATTGGAAAATACAAATGATATATTAAAATGGAATGATGATATAATAATATATGAAATAGCAACTGTTGATTGTAAAAATAAAATATTTATTTATTTAGATTTATTTGAAAGAGAATATAAAAAAGAAAATAAAATTATAACATTAGATTTTTATAATAAAATGTATTGTATTATAAATAACAATATAAATAACAATATAAATAATATAAATAATATAAATAACATAAATAACATAAATAATATAAATAATATAAAAAATTTATTAAATACTATAGAATATATAATTAATCTAAATTTTAATAATTAATATAAAATTTTTTTTTATAATATCATTATATAATAAAATGTCTTATTTAGTAAACTTACATTATGATTGTCAACAACCTGTATTTTATCTTGGTTCAGCTTTAACCTCTCTCTCTGCTGTAACTGTATTTCTTGTTAAATTACAAAGATATGGTAAATTAAATCTTACACATGTATTAGTAATGTTAGCAATTTATGTTGCTGTAATTTATGCTATTTCACGTCTTATTAATTGGTTATGTACACACCGACACAATGAAGCTGCATGGGCAGTAGCTCTTTTACCAATAGTTGGTGTTCTTATGACTGCTGCACAATAGATAGAGTTAACTAATTTATAAAAAGTTAATTTGTTTCTGATCTAGATCTCGATTTTTCTTTATCTTTTTTTTTCTTGTTTTTAACTTTACTAATTTCTTGTGTTTCTTCTTCAAAGAATTGTGGTCGAACAATATTATTATTAAAAAGATCATAAATATAAGATCCATACCAAATGGGTATAGCTATAATAATTTTAATAAACCGATGTCCATATTTAAAAATACACGCATTATAAATTTTAACAATATCTTCTTGTGGTACATCATCTTCGGTATTACCAAAAGCAGATAATACAAGTATATTATGATTTCCAGCAATTGCTGTTTGAAATATAGTTTCTATAATAGTCATCATTCTAAGAAAATCAGTTGAAATCATTTGATTTTCGTCTAATAATTTTGGTTTATTAAGTGGTGCAATAGTTATCAAAGAAAATCTATATAAATATTGTTGATCAACAATTGGATTTAAATTATGATCACGAATAACAGTAATATATTTGGTATAAACGCATTCATTCTCACGTACTGGAAAATGATTAATATTACGTGTAATAGTATTAAAATTTGTTCTAATATTAAATGTATCATCGCGAATACCTTCAGATTGAGGAAAATTTGATGCAATAAAATCTTCACCAACTGAACAAACAGTTACTGGATTTAATAATCCATCTTTAAATGGTTGATTAAAACCTTTCAAACAATATTCAGAAATAGCATCAACTGAATGCATATTAATAACATCGACATCGCATACATTGTTTACATCACCATATAAAAAATTTTGCATAAATTTATTTTTAATACATGGTCCGGTAAGACATTGAGAATACATACCAAATTTACTTTGGGCAATATTTTGATTAATTAATGTTTGTTTTGTTTTATTTATTTTAATTTTATTAGATGTATTATTTGACATATAATATTATAACATCTATATTTTAACTATTTTTAACGCTTTATAAAATTTTATATTTCTAATTGAAATATATCATTATTTATATTAATATCATTATTTATATTAATATCATTATTTATATTAATATCTTTATTATTATTTGTTTCAGATAAATTTTTAATAATATCAATTATTCTTGTAATATTATAACATTTATTAAATAATATGATAGTTATATCATAATATAAATTATTTTTATTATTAATAATTTCTGATGATAAAATCTTAATATTATTTATTATTTTTCTTTCATAATCTAATTTGTTATTTAGTTTAAAAGGAACATATAATGGACTCCCATATAATATATGTTTTGTTAAATCAGAATTATCATAATAAGGTGATAATATTAAATTATTATTATGATATAAAATATTATAAACATCTAGATATTCAATTTCAATGTTATTATCAAATAAATAATTTATACTTTCAAATAATTGTATGAAAAATATATATATATTTGAATTATTTATAGTTGAATTATTTATAGTTGAATTATTTATAGTTAAAATATTTATATACATTTCATAATATGGTTTAATAATATATGTTAAATTTTTTTCAATAATTATATCTATTATTTTATGTATATTTTTATGATCTAATTTGATTATATTATTCATTAATTTTCTGGCAAAAAACATAATATTTTTATTATAAACATCAATTATAATTTTATCATTAGTTGATATATTGCGACCAATATAACTAATTATATTTTCTCTTTTAGAATATATTTTATTTAAAAATATTTCATATTTATCATTTAATATTTTTATATTAATTTCGATAATATTATCATTATTAATGCTATCCATAATAAAAATTGATAAAATTTATTTAAATAGGATAAAATTTTAATATAATTTTATTATAATCAACTATATAAATATAATCAACTATATAAATATGTTCACATGTTCTGTATGTAATTTAAATTATGTAAATATATTTGATAATAGATGTATATTTTGTAATATTATTAATAAAAATAAAAAACAAGATATTATGAAAATAATTATTTGTAAGAGTAATATATCGCAAGAAGATATTATAAAAAAAACATATGAATATTTTCATACATATGATAAAATTCCAAAACCAAATGAAATAGATCAAAATGTTAAATTAATAAAAGTAAATCCATATATATTTAGAGAATTTATAAATACTAAATTAAATGATATTAAATTAACTGATATTAAATTAAGTAACATTCAAAAATATAAAATATTTTTTACAAATTGTATAGATTTAAATAAAATAAAAACAAAAAGATTTCCATTCAAATATAATATTCAAAAATTAAACGAATATCTTGAAAATCAAATAACCCTTGAAGATATAGATGTGTTTAATTCTTATAATAAATTTAGAGATGAATATTATCTAAAATATGAGTGATAATAATAGTGATAGTGATTTCGATAATACAACTGATTATATTACAGCTGATATGAAAAAAGTATATCAATTACAATTTATTTCTGATGATAAATATAAACTAACACTAGTTGGCTTGTTTAAAACAGTTCCATCAATTGAATTACATAAATTTGATCATAAAATAAATAATTTTACTTATTCATGTTACATATCTAATAATTTTACTGAATATCAAGATGCATTTGAGAATAATCCAGTTTTGTTTGATATAATAACAATGGATATTATAAGATCTGATGGCAAAATTGCAACATTAAAGTTAGCAATTGAGATAGAAAAAGTAAGTTTAGAAAATGAGAATAAAGGTAATTTAATGATTTGGTATGAATGTGATGATAAAAAATTTCCAGTAAAAACTAATCTTACACATCCTGGAAATGAAAAATTACCATATTATATAATTGCTGAATTAAATAGTGAAAAGATAGTAAAGTTGTTAGAAGAATAAATTAAAAAATGAATATTTTATAATAAGTTAACTATTTATAATATAACCAACTAATATATGTCTGAAATAATAGTATTTACAGATGGATCATGTATAAAAGCAAAAAATAATAATTTATGTGGATATGGAATACATTATCCAAATGGTGAATTTCCAGATATTGGTAAAAAATTTATAAAAACACCATTAACAAATCAAAGAACAGAATTATATGCTATTTACAAATCAATAAAAACTATTCATAAATATGATGTTAATTTGGATATAAAGATTTATACAGATTCAGAATATTCTATAAAAAGTCTAACAATATGGATAAATAATTGGAAGAAAAATAATTGGATAGCATCAACCGGAAAACCAGTAATGAATAGAGATATAATAGAAAAAATAGATAAACTAATAAGCAAGCATAATGGAAAGATTAAATTTCAACACGTTAGATCGCATACCGGAAAATCAGATTTTGAATCAATACATAATGATATAGTCGATAAACTTGCAAAAGATGGTGCACGATCATAATTTATTATTAGTTTATTATTAGTTTATTATTTAATTAACTTTAACAAATAAAAAGTAAAAAATATTAATTTTTTCGGTGTTATAACATCTATGACAATTCAGACTCCTTTGACTTTAAATCATTTTTCTAACCGATAAAATAATAATAATTCTGAGATATTTTACAATAATCAGATGGTTTATAACCAAAAATATTTTCTTTATTATCTATTGCCATACCAATACATAATTCATTTAAACATACATAATGATATACTGTATTGCCATAAATATCATTTAGATTCATATCACAATTCATACTTTTCAAAAAATATATAATATCTTCCTGATTATTTTTTGTTGCAAGTATTATAGGTGTTTCATAATTTTTATTTTGATAATTAATAATATCTTTTTTGATAAGAACTATCTTTTTTATAAATTCTAAATTATTATCAGAATTATCTTCTTTATTTGTTCTACATAAATGGTGTAATATACAATTTTTATCATTATCAATTATTTCAAATATAGTCTCATTATTAGTATCAATAATATATTGTAATAATATTTTTACAATATTATAATTTCGTTGCTTGATATGTTTTACTATAGGTATTTCTCCAACAATATTTTTTTTAAAAAGAAGTGAATCATCTAATTTTAATAATAGAGTTAACATATCTTCATATTTATTTTTTTGATTAATATTATGTAATAAATTATTATTATTTTCATCAACAATATTTAGAATAGAATTATCAACTTTATAAAGAAAATAGAATGATTTTATAAAACAATTATCAATAATTTCATTTATATAACTGATTGCGATATCTATATTGAAATCATCATCTATTAAATTAAAATAATCAAGATTTTGAATCCATAATATAATTTTATATTTAGTTCTTTCACTAAAAAAATTATTTTTTATACCAGTGATGATAATATTTTTAGGATCATATTTAATAATATTATTAAAAATATCTTGATCTATTTTTGCATTTTTATCATCACCATTTTTATATTTTAGATATTCATAAAATTCATCAGATTTATCTTTTGATATATAATATTTTAATATTAAATTATTAATATCATAAATATTTTTAAAATCTAATTCAAAATCTTTTTTAACATCATGAAATAATCCTGATTTAGATGATGATATAATAATTTCATATAATTCAGAATCTATTTCTTCTAAATTTTTTAAAAAACAATAAAATATTGGTGGTCTCTGATAAGATTGATCATTCAAATCAAGTAATATTAATCTTAATTGTGATTTTATAATATCATTCTGTTCCTTTAAAAATAAATCAAGTGTATATTCAAAAGGTGTTATTCTGTCATATATTATATCATATTTTATAAATTTTTTTTTTATAAATTCAGTATAATTTTTTCTATTAATTAGATCAAATATTGTATGATTATTATGATGATCATGATTTAATATATCAAAAATATCAATATGTGTATTAAAAACTGGATCTATTAACTCTGAATTGATAGTTTCGGCAAATTTAATATAATCTGCGATAAATATAGATGATACATATAATTTATTATTATAATATCCTATTCTTTTTAGATTATAATTAGATAATATTACATGAGATGGATTACGAAATTTTTCTTTTTTAATATATAAAGTATAATCATCATATGTTTTATAATACATATCAGCTATTTCAGTATATGTATTATCTATTAATGTTTTAGCATTTATATCATTTATTGTATTAATAAATAATTCATTCTTTATATTATAATTTAAATAATTTATTAGATGTTTACGTATTAAAGATCCTGTAAAAATAATATTATCTAGGTTGTCTAATATTTTTTTATCAAGATTATATTTTGAAATATCAAAATTATCATATAATTTAATATTAAAATTATTATTAGAATTTAGTTCATATAATAAGAGAAATTTATTATTAAATATTTCAGATGAAATTTTTTTGTCATATAAATCAATTATAGTTTCTTCAATTTCAGATAAAACATTATATTCATCATTTAATTTATTATTATGTATAAGATTATTAATATCAGGTATTAAAATATTATTCATTTTTAGTTATAATATAATAAAAATAAATATTATTTTATATTGATTTATTCACAATATAAATAAATAAACTAAAATGTGATTTGAATAAATTTATTATAATAATTAAATATTAGATCAGATTTTTTTTGTAAATTTATAAAATTATTGCTAATAATATCTTTTATTTCATTATTGTTAACATCTTTTGAAGTTAATTTCATTTCTACTTTTACGGGAGCAGATACTTGTGGACATTTCATATAATGTAATAGAATATCTCCAAAAAAAGTATTAATTTCTATAATTTCTTTTTCTTTAGGAAACATACATTTAATTGATATAATTTCATCACTTACATTATCTATGATGGATTCTTCCGAAGTAAGCCACCAATCATTATTTATTTTAGATTCAAAATCTGCTTGACTAATATGTATTCTATATGATTGCATTTTATTAAGAGTGTATTCAATTGAATTTATATGATTCATGTATGAATTTAGTTCTAATAGTTTTCCAGATAGACCACCTAAAGACATCTGATGTTGCATTAATGTTGAATGAGTTAATACATAACGATTTGTACAAGATTGAAAAATTACAAATCCCATTGATATTGCTGTATCAGCTATACAACTAATTTTTATATTATTATTTTCAAGATCTTTAATAACATTTATTAATTTTAATCCAGCATCTACACTACCACCATTAGTATTCAGATATATATATCTTTCATCATCATGTTTATCTAATAGATTTGCAATAAGTTCTGCAATAGATGTAGATGTAACTGGACCACGTAATGACACAAAATTATCATTATTTAGATGAACAACTTTGAGAGAATTACAAACAGAAAATAAAAGAATTATGATTAGAAATAGCATATTTAATAAGTGTAATATATTTATATATTGATATCTAAATAAATATATTAGAATAATTATAAATCAATTTTTTGTTAATAATTTTTGATACATTATTTATAATAAAAAAATAAAAAAAATTACGACAACAAATAAATGATTTAATGATTAAACAAAATGATAATAGAAATAAAAATAATTAAGATCTAATACAACACATAAATGATTTAAGAAAACAAAAAAACAAGAACAAGAGAAATGCGAGATCATATCCAAGAAAGAATACAACAACATCAACAACAGATGCAAGAAAGAATGCAACAGAAAATAAAAGAATTATGATTAGAAATAGCATATTTAATAAGTGTAATATATTTATATATTGATATCTAAATAAATATATTAGAATAATTATAAATCAATATGAGGAATATTTAGTACACGTTGAACCTTACGTACTTTCATTTTGTTTTCATGATTCATGACCATCGAACCATTTTCTATAGATGTAATATCGGCAACTGGAAGATTAACACGTTGAGCTAGATCTTTTTGAGTCATCTTCTTGTCACCGATCATAATTTCCTGACGCTTTGTTGAAAAAAGAGTAGAAATGGTACGTGTGATTTTTGGTGGTTCAGTCACAACACCTTCATTAATTTTACGTTCAAGTGCTGTAACATTCATACTATTACTGTGAGATTGAACTTCACTTTTGCTCTTAATATTGTTGATATTGATATTACGAGATGGAGGAGCATTTTTACCACGAATAACAAGTGGTGTAAAATCGTGATCACGATCAATAGGATTAGAATTGCGAGATGCCATTTTATATATAATAATTTATAATGATTTATAGTGATTTATAGTTATAAGTAAAGATATATAGACATTATAGGATTCAATTTTTTTTATTTAATTTTTATATTTTAATTTACATATGTCTTAAAATAAAAAACATTGTTAATAACCTAATACTATTTTTATATTTTAATTTACATATGTTTTAAAATAAAAAACATTGTTAATAACCTAATACTATTTTTATATTTTAATTTACATATGTCTTAAAATAAAAAACATTGTTAATAACCTAATACTATTTTTATATTTTAATTTACATATGTCTTAAAATAAAAAACATTGTTAATAACCTAATACTATTTTTATATTTTAATTTACATATGTCTTAAAATAAAAAACATTGTATACAACACCAATAATCATCAATAATATAAATGCATTTTTATTCATACTATTATTATCTATAAAATAAAAACCAATACCTTGAAATAATAAAGTTATCATAGATAATATAGTTAAATTTGCTTGCATATGAGATAATTGAAATTTATCTTTCATTATAGATCTTATAATTTTAAAATAATTCATTATATAATTATAATTTATAAAAAAATAAAATACTTTAATATAATTAACTTTTATAAATTAAGATATAAACTATTAACATTTACTATATTACGTAATATTTTTTTATCTAAATCTTCTAATTTTATTAATATATTAACTTTATTTAATAACTCGCATAACTTTTTAAAACACACACAAACATTATATATTTTCAGCATATTTTTAATAAAATTTCCTTCATATTCATTCATTTCATGTAAATATCCTAATATTACTGACATATCAGAATTATTTGCCCATTCATATGTTACATCTATATATCCATCAGTAATTTCCCAAAATTCTTCAGAAATATATAAACCTAATTTATTTTCTATTTTCATCCATCTATCTTTTATATTACAAACAAAATCATAAATATGACTATAATATTTATTAAATTTATTTGAATTTTCATTCTTATATGATGCAAAAATAGATAATAAACATATAATATCATTTGATTCTAGTTCATCAAAAATATTATTTCTTAACATTTCAATTAATAATATTCCATTACATTCATTACAATTAATTACACACAATCCATATATATCAAGTTTTAATTCATGATTAGATTCATAATTAGATTCATGATTAGATTCATGATTAGATTCATGATTAGATTCATGATTAGATTCATGATTAGATTCATGATTAGATTCATGATTAGATTCATGATTAGATTCATTTTGTATTTGTTGAATATATTTATTTTCTAACAATATATTAATTATATTAGATTTCATATAATCTAAATAATAATGTATATTTGTTATTTTATTATCTAATTTTGTTATTTCAGTTTCTAATTTTACGATATCATTATATTTAGTATAATATTCACGATTGTTTTTTGTTTTTAAATTTCGTAATTCTTTTTGTAAATTCTTGGGTAAACTTATAATCAAGTCATTAAATTTATAATTTTCTAATTCATATTCTCGTTCTAAACCTTTTTTAATATTATCATCTATTATAAAATTTTCTTTACATATTTTTAATTTATCTTTTAATTTATTTAACATAATGAGTTCTGATTTAATCATATTTTGTTGTTCAGAATTTAATAGACTTTTATCATAAATTTCGGTATTGATAGATATAGTTTTTAATACATAATAATAATCAATATTAAATTTAGATGTAATAGATGGCATTGACTGTAACATAACTGATTTTAAATCACTTAAATCTGGAAATTCATAATAAGGTAATAAAATTACATTACCGTGGACATCTTTACCTCTACGACCAGCTCGACCACTCATTTGTTTAAATTCAGCAGTATTTAAAAATCTTTTAGTCATATTAGTTGGTTTAGTTAATTCTGTAAAAATCACAGTACGAGTTGGCATATTTACACCAACTGCAAATGTTTCTGTTGCAAATAATATTTTAATAAATCCATTTCTAAAAATAATTTCAATAACTTCTTTTAATAATGGTATAATACCAGAATGATGATAACATACACCCTTTGATATTAAATCTCTAATTTTTATATATTGTGGAATTATTTCATATTCTTTTTTATAATTTCTCATTAATGAATCAAACATATTACAAGCATTTGCACTTTCTTCAGCTGTTAATATAGATTGAATTTGATTGGAATATTTTTCACAGTTATTTCGTGAAAATGAGAAAAAGATAGCTTGCAATAGATCATTTTTTATTAAAAATTTAACAACTTTATCAAAATAACTTTTATCAACATCTGATTTATGTTGTATTTTTCTTTCTTTTTGTATTTTATCATATTTTTTTTGTGCTTCAAAATAAGTTAGATCATTAAATGAATCAGTAGAATCTGAAATTTTAAATAATTCATCAACATAGAGATAATAAGATAATGGTACGATACGTTTATTAGATTTTATTAGACTTAATGGTTTTTCTCTTATTTCAGATATCCATTTTGCAAAAGATTCAACATTGTTGATTGTTGCACTAAGCATAATAATTTGGACAGATTGAGGAAGCATAATAATAGTTTCTTCCCAAATTTTACCACGATCAGGATCATTAATAAAATGTACTTCATCCATAATAACACAATCAATTTGTGGTATTTCATCTTTATAAAGAGAATTTCTTAGAATTTCAGCAGTCATAATTATTAGATCGGCATCAACATTAATTTTGTTATCACCAGTTAATAAACCAACAGAACAAAAATTTTTATCTTTGAATTCTTTATATTTTTCATTTGATAAAGATTTAATTGGACTAGTATAAATTATCTTTCTTTTTTTATCAAGCTGATTAATTTGATTAATTTGATTAATTTGATTAATTTGATTAATTTGATTAATTTGATTAATTTGATTAAGTTTACTATGTTTTATAATACCATATTCCGCTACCATCGTTTTTCCAGAAGACGTTGGTGCTGATACAAGAACATTTTTATTATTATCTATAGCTTGAAATGAAAATATTTGGAATTTATCAAAATTAAAAGGTTGTGTTATATTAAATTTTTCTTTATATAAAGTTTGTAATTGTTCTTCATTATCGATAATAATATCATTATTAAAAATGTATAACATGATTATAAATAGTTGATTAATTATAAATAGTTGATTAATTATAAATAGTTAACTTATTATAAATAGTTGATTAATTATAAATAGTTGATTAATTATAAATAGTTGATTAATTATAAATATTTCAATATTTTTTAGAATAATATATAATAATTATATATTACCTATGGATATAAATGATAATAAAAATAATGGATTAATAACAAAAATATGGGGTCCACCTGTTTGGGAATCATTACATTGTATCGCATTTGGATATCCAATAGAACCAACTCCAGAACAAAAACAAAATTATAAATTTTTTTTTACAAATATTATGAATGTATTACCCTGTAAATTTTGTAGAGATTCATATAAAGATTTTATTACGTTAGAAGATGAAACAAAATTAAAGGAATGTGATTTAGAAAATAGAGAAAGTTTAACAAGATGGTTATACAGAGTTCATAATAGAGTTAATAAAAAATTAGGTATAGAATATAATATAACATATGAAAATGTTGTAGATAAATATGAATCATATAGAGCAAAATGTATACCAAATGAAAATGGATGTAATATGCCACTTAATCTAAAAGCTCAATCATTTTATAAAAGTACAATAAAACATGCTCCTGTTATTCATGAGGATCAATATAAAAAAATAAAAAAATATGCAAAAATGAGAGGAATTAAATTTGATGATAGAATATTAAAATTAATGGATATAAAAGATAGAAATCATGAAGCATGGTTATTACGTGATAGAAAATGTGTACATATTATAAAAAAAATGAGAATAAATGGAATACATCCTGTAGAAACAGAAGGAGAATATAATAATCTTCCAACAATAGATGAATTAAAATTAATATCTTTATTATCAACTAATGTATGTTGTAAGGAATTAGATAAAATTTGCGAACTTATTGATAATTTACAAAAAAAAATAAAAAAAAATAATAAAAAATAATAAAAAAATAGTTTAATATTTATTTTTTAAACGACATAATATGTAATACTATCACCTTTTATATTATTCCATTGTAATTTATCATATGGGCACATATTACCATATGTTTTTGTATATGAATTAATACAAGATTGATGAAATGCATGACCACACTCACCAATAACAATATTATTTGTATTAATATTTTTTTTCTCTATTTCTTCGACTGTAGGCATATATAAAGGTCGTTTACATACACATTCTACATTTTTACAATTATATTTCCATGTTCCAACAAATTGTATGTTATTAAGTTCAATACTTACACTCATGTTATATTTTAATATATTTTATTATAATATGATATTCATAATAGAGAATATTAAATTCAATTTTTTATATTACAATTAATTTACCTTTAGTATCATTTATCTGTTAAAATATATCAAAAGTAATAAATAAAGAAATGAAGAAATGAAGAAATGAAGAAATAAAAAAATAAAGATTTATATGAATCAATTTTTATATTTTAATAAATAAATAATAAAGTTTATATCCCTTAACTGCCTATCGGTGTTATAACACCGATGCCAGTTAAGATTCATGTAACGCAAAGTTTAAAATTTAATTTTAAACTTTGCCTAAGGCAAAATATTTTTAAATATTTTGCGTTACTTTTAATAATTTTTTCAGGCGGTTAAAAGATACTACTTACATTACTTATATCAATATTTTTATTTATATCATTTATTATTTGTTTAAAATTTTTAATAAAAGTTTCTATCTTCATATCATCTTTGTTTATTTTTTTAAGATAATTATATGCAATATCAATATTATTCATATTTAACATATTTTTAACTTCAGATACATTATTATAAAATAATGGATAATTTTCACCAAGTATTTCAACAATAGCTGGTAATTTATTAATTATTATTGGTGTATTTCGTACTAAACATTCAATTACAGTGTTAACAGCACTCGCATCAACTAAATTTAAAAATACTATATTTTTACTAAGTAATTCATCATAATCATTATTATTAAGATAAGATAACATTGTTACATCATTATTTAATTTTACTTTCCTATTAATTTTATCCCTACTAATAGATGATTTTAATTCGACATTTATTTCTAATTCGACATTTGTTTCATTAATTGTAGATAATCCAGATATATTAACTATTGTATCGGTATTTGTATCTGATTTATTATCAGATTTTTGACTATTTAATTCATCATCATCATTATAATAATAGTTTTCCATTTTTTTTCCACATAATGCATATTTATTTAAATATAATAAATTTTCACCCAAATCTAATTTGTTAATTGCATGAATAATTCTCATCCATGCACCTATTTGTATTATTTTTTTATTTGTATTTAAAATAAATTTTTTTGTTGTAAACATGTTATTTTCATTTACAAATTCTGTAGGATGTATCAAATGATATACTTTAATATTTATTTTTAAATTATTTATTATTTTTAAATTATTTATTAATTTTTCTACTTTTATTTTTAAATCATTTGATAATACGATTAATCCTTTACACCATTTAAGTGATTCTAAAAATAATTTATTTTTAAATAACATAACAGTATTATAATTTGAATACTCTGTATTACATGTATGATGTATAAATCCAATCCAATTTCTAGTATATGGTATTAATTCTAACTTACTATATTCATCTACATTCCAATGAAATGTACGATCTAAATAAAGATCACATAATATACCATTTGAACCAGTATATTGTTCTAAATTGTCTACAACATATTGCCATCCTGATCTATGTAATCCTTTATAATCATTTTGATCAATAAATTTTATATTTATCATACAGTTTGGATTATATACTTTTTTAAATAAATTAGACACGACTTCATAGAACATTAGATTTTTATTTTTTATACAATCATCTATTAACCAATATATATCATTTTTTAATTTTTCTATTGATTTGTTGATTTTTTCACGTAAACCATAAGAATAATCATTTTCTAATGTTCTTGTTAAAAAAAATATAATTATTTGTATATTAAAATTATCATCATTTATTTTTTTATGTTTATTATAAAATATTACAAGATTATTATAAATAATATCTCGCATTTGTTTATCAATATATAAAGTATTTTCTTTTCTATTTGTAAAATATATTGATTGATCATAATATTTTTTAGTTAATTTATTATATTTTTTATAAATATTATTAAATTTTGATTTTATTGAACTATAATTATCTAAAATATAAGTAATTTTATCAACATAATTAGTTTGTTTAACAATAAGATCTTCTAATGAATTTTCATTTATTAAAGATACTACTTTTGGTGTATTTGATATAGATAAGAATGGTATATTATTAATGATACACAATACATGAGCATGATAACGAGCACATACAGCAAATTTTATTTTATTAATTTTTTCAAATATTTTTCTATTATCTGAATATGATTTAATATTATTTTTAATATTATCTGGTAATTTTGATAAGATTCTTTCATTAATAAAATTATCATCTTCGCTATGTTTTCCATTAGTACACATTGCAAATAAATATATTTTATAATTTTTATTTATCCAATATTTTATCATATCACTAATAAAATTAATATATTCTAATTGTTTATATACAGTCATATTATTAATTATAGGTTGGGCTAAAAAAAATCCAATATATTTTTTTTTATATAAACTAATTTTATTAGATTCTGAAAAAACAATATCAGGAATATACTCTGAAATTATATATTTAGAAAAAAAATCATAATCTTCTTTTGATCTAAAGATACATGATTCGAAAATATGAAGTTTATTTATAAGATCATATCTATTTTGATTTGAACTAACACCGATTGCATTAAATTTTACTTCTGATTTTATTTTATTTAATTCAATTAATTTATCTAAAAAATAATCATTTAATACTTCTCCACCAAATAATATAACTCTGTCACAATTAATTCTATTTTCAAGTAATGTTAATTTATCAATTGGAACTATTTTATATTTAGTTATATTTTTATTCTTTTTTTGTGAGAATATTTTTTCAGCAATTTTTTCAAATAAATCATCTCCTAAATTATCTTTTTTATAATATCCTGTTATTACAATATGCATATTATATTATAATATTATAAATAAATAACTATTAAATAACTTATGTATTTTAAATTAATTTTGATTAATTAACTTTGATTAATTAGTTTTGATTAATTAGTTTTGATTAATTAGTAATAAAACAATAAGCTGGAATAAATTTATCTATTTGATCTAATTTAAATTTTATATTATTTATTTCATTATCTTTATTTAATTTATCATTATCTTTTAAATAAGTTAATATTTGTTTTCGTAAATCAATATGTGATAATTTATCATTTATATTAAATATTTTTTTTGTAAAATCAGATAATTCATATTCTGTTCTATAATTATAATTATTTGGTATTTCATAATCAGCTAAATTTATATCTAAATTTATATCTAAATTATTGTCTTGATTATTATTTTTATTATCTTTTTTATTATCTTTTTGTTTATTATTATCTATATTTTCTGATGATTTTTTCTTAACTACACGTCTGATTATTTTTTTCGGTTGAGAATTATCTTTAGATAATTCTAAGCATAAAATATTGTCTTTAACAATATTTTTCGGTTGGGAATTATCTTTAGATTTTTCTATATTATCCATATTATCTATATTATCTATATTATCTATATTATCTATATTATCTGTAGTTACTGATGATTTTTTCTTAACTACACGTCTGATTATTTTTTTCGGTTGAGAATTATCTTTAGATAATTCCAAGCATAAAATATTGTCTTTAACAATATTTTTCGGTGTTGTATCTAATTTTATATTATCTATATTATCTATATTTTCTGATGATTTTTTCTTAACTACACGTCTGATTATTTTTTTCGGTTGAGAATTATCTTTAGATAATTCCAAGCATAAAATATTGTCTTTAACAATATTTTTCGGTTGAGAATTATCTTTACATGATTCCAAGCATAAAATATTGTCTTTAACAATATTTTTCGGTTGAGAATTATCTTTACATGATTCCAAGCATAAAATATTGTCTTTAACAATATTTTTCGGTGTTGTATCTAATTTTATATCAATTATATTTTCTACTTTATTTTCTACTTTATTTTCTACTTTATTTTCTGTTTTATTTTCTGTTTTATTTTCTGTTTTATTTTCTATTTTATTTTCTGTTTTATTTTCTGTTTTATTTTCCTCTATATATTCAACAGGTATAATTTTTTTTACAACTTTAACTTTTTTTTTTGGTTTATCATCTATAATATTTATATCATCTTTGTTATCATTATTTTTGTTATCATTATCTTTATTATTCGTCATATTGGTTATATCAATAATTTTATTATCTTTATTATTTTTATTATTTTTATTATCTTTATTATTTTTATTATTTTTATTATTTTTATTATTATTATTATTTTTATTTTCAATATTATTATTTTCAATATTTTTTTTCTTTAAATTTTCACGATCTTTAAAAAATTCGTTAATAAGCCATAACATATTTTGTTGATGAACATGTGATTTAATACTGTTGATGACACAATCAATATTTGGTTTTAATTTAAATGTATCACATATATATCTTACTGTATATATATTACCTTTTATTTTACATGCCTCTTCTAGACATTCCATTGTTGGTTTTATTTCTTTAGTTATAGTTTTTATTTTTGTAATATTACCTGCTTTTTTACATTCTTCTAATAATACATCAACATCTACTTTTAATTCAAAATTATATGGATTAAATTTATTTGATATACATATATTTGTATAATTATTTTTAGTAAAATCTATTCCAATATCTTTATAATTTTTTATAATAATACTACATTTTAAACTTAATATGAAAAGATCATCAGTAAATTTTACTTTTTTATCAGCCATAAAATTAAATAATATAGTTAGATTTTCACGTAATTCTTTTGTTATATTTTTATACATATCTTTTTTATCACTATATATATATTGTTCTAATAGTAAAAAATTAATTTTATTTTGTTCAATTAGAGAAATATCACTATTATTTTCATGCAATATTACTAATATATTAGACAGATTATCTAATTTATTACATAAATTTTTAGATTTTAATAAAAGTTGTATATAATCATTTAATGTATTTTTATTAATTTGTATTGATGGATGTTTAATTATATTCATACTATTTTCATATGAATCAAATACAAGACTCATAATAAAACTATCATATGATGGTACAAATTGTTTATCTGTTATTATTTTTATAATCAAATTTTCATATTTATTATTTGGATTATCTAGAGCATTTGAATTATCTAAAGCATTCGAATTATGATTACATATTAGTAAAAATACATATAATTTATTTTGTAATTCCATATTTAACATATTAAAATATTTAGAATAAATATATGTAAATTTATCAAAGAATTTATCATAATTTCTTTCTTTTAATGTAAAATAGTTTGATACTTTATTATAATATGTATATCTGTTGTAATTGTAATAATAATCATTTTGTGATAATTTGTTATTATAATCTAAAAAATATTTTAGCATAACTTTTATCTCATCAATTGTATTTTTTTTTATTATTATATCATATATTTTATAAGATTTATCTAAATTATTTGAAAATATATGTTCAATAATTTTATTGGAATTATTGGAATTATTGGAATTATTGGAATTATTGGAATTATTGGAATTATTGGAATTTTCTAATTTTAATTTTACAACATGAACAAAAGTATCATATATTAAATCTAAACATCTAATATTTTTTGATAAAGATTTACAAAAATTAACAAAATTATCTTCATTAATTTTTTCTTTTTTTAATAATTGATTATTCATTGAAATTAATAGATTATAGCATATATGAGATTCTTTATTGTAACTATACGAATTACAGTTAAAGTTATAATTAATATCAGCCATATTTATAATTTCAATAAATAAATACTTATATGTTTTTATAATTAGGATTCAATTTTTTTATATAACATTTTTAGGAATGTTATATAAAAAAAGTAATGAAGATTTATTTGAATCAATTTTTTTATATAACATTTTTAGGAATGTTATATAAAAAAAGTAATGAAGATTTATTTGAATCAATTTTTTTAATTTTTAATATAGGTGTTTTTAAATGTTAATTGGTGTAAAATATTTCTTAAATAAAAATTACGTATAAAATTATATAAGAATATATTTGTATATATAACTTGGGGAGAAAAGCAGTATGACCGAGCTTGGTTAAGGTGAAAGACTTAAGATCTTTTGGACATTAGTCCGCGTGGGTTCAAATCCCACTGCTGCTATCCCTCTTTTTATTTTTTTTTAATATTTTTTATTATCCCTTAATTGTTTATTAACCCTTAATTGTTTATTAACCCTTAATTGTTTATAGGTTGCAAGTAATCAAAGATTACTCTGAGCTCTAAAAATAAATATTTTGCGTTACTTTTTATTATATTTTCAAATGATTAAACGATTAAACGATTAAATAATAATATTATTCATCATCCACAACAACAATTTTATTATCATTATTATAGGTATCAATTACATAATTCATCATAGTATTATAATAATTTTTTCTAGCATAAATTGCAATACATTTTTCAGTAATTGGCACACCGTACCGATTATGTAATAATTTTATTGTTTGCATATTATTTGAAAGAGTACATGCATTTTCCAAACATATATTATCAGGTTTCACGCTTGTAGCTATTTCAGCTATACGTTTATGATTATTTTTTTTAAGACATTCGGCACGTAATATATCAATATTATAATTTAATTTTATTTTATATCCAAGATCATTAGTGAAAATAATTGTTTTAATTTCTTCATCATCTAAAAATTTTTCTATTTTTTTTGTATTTTTTATAAAAATTTTGTTTTCACATAGATTTTTAAATTCATCTCTTGATATTTTATAATCATCATCAATTAAATAATTTATAAATTTTTCAATAGAAATTTTTAAAATATTTAATATATCATTTATTATAATATCAGTTGAACCATTTTTATAAAGATATATACAGATATCTGAAAAATAATTAATTCCATAAAAATCACAAAAATTATTATTAAAATTAGCGATATATTTTTTTATTGTATCTTTTTTAATTTCTATACCATTTAATATACATTTTTTAATTATATCTTCATAACTTTCACAATTTAACATCCTAATTAATATTTTATAAAATTGTTCTTCTGATGGTTTTATTTTTAGATCTAAAAACTTTTCAATTAAATTATAATCACAATATATATCAACAATATTATCAAAACATAATTTTAAGATATCATGATTCTTTAATAAAATACAATAATTAATAAGAGCTTCATTCATATCTATTCGTCTTTCACTATATGGTATTGTTACAATTAATTTAAATAGATCAGTAATTTTTTGAGTATCTATATTTTTTAAACTATTGATATATAATACAAATATTTCAGCATTATATAATACTAATATTTTTTTTAATATTGTATCATTTATTGTAAATGATTCATAGATACGATTTGTAAGTGTTAATAGAACTTTATAATTATATGACCAACATTCTACAGAATTACAAACTTTTCCAAAATATCGTTGTAATAATATTTCACTTAATTCCTCATTTTTATTTAATTTATCTTGAACAAATTCAGTAATATATGTGCAATATTCATGTGTTGAATTATTACAATATTCTTTGCTGTTTATCGGATCTCTTGTAATATCAATATTACTAATTTTCTGTGGTTTACGAGACATGTTTTAAGTTAATTATGTTTTAAGTTGATTATATTTTAAGTTGATTAAGTTGATTATGTTTTAATATAGTTAACTAATAATTAATATATAAAAAAATCAACTTTTTTTTTATAATATATTATGCTATCATCTTTGCGATAATACCAGCATATGAATTATAATCTTTAATAATAATATCTTCAAATTTATAATCTTCTAAATCTATAATCTTTCTATTTATTGTTAAAGATGGAAATTTAAGTGAAGATCTTAAAATCTGTCTAATTACCTGTGTTGTATGTTCTTCATAAATATGAACATCACCAAGATTCATAATTAAACGTCTTGGAATATATTTATATTTACTATCAGAACTATTTATATGATCACAAATTAAATATACAAACAATGCATATGAAGCTATATTAAATGGAATACCTAAAAATAAATCACAAGATCTTTGTGTCATCATTAAATCTAAACTATATGTATCATCATTTAAAAGAGAACAATAAAACATTATCGTTATACCATGACATGGAAATAGTACTCCTTCAAATGCTTGAGCAGGATTATATGTTGTCATTATTATACGACGAGAAGTTGGATCTGTTTTTAAAAGATGTATGCAATATTGTAATTGGTCAAACCCTTTATTATCATAATTTGTTTGTGCATCTATATAATTTGCATTAAAATGTCTCCACTGAAATCCATACATTGGTCCCATATCTCCTGTTTTTCTATTATTAAAACCCATATTATCTAAAAAATCACGAGATGTATTACCTTCCCATATTTTAACACCTTTTTCAGATAATTCATTTGAGTTTGTTTTACCTTTTATGAAAAACATAAGTTCTTCAAATATTCCTTTCATAAACATTTTTTTAGTTGTTAATAGTGGAAATGTTGATAGATCAAATTCAAGTGTTTTTCCAAACATTGATTTTGTAAATCCATTACGTGTTTTACGTCTTTCACCATTTACTAATATATTTTCAAGAAGATCAATATAAGCTTTTTCCTCTTTATTTGTATTATCTGTAAAAGAATTAGAAAAGAATGTAATATTTACATATTGTGATGATTTAAGATCTTTTACCATAAATTTTTTATTTGGTAAATCACTAATATAGATTTCATATATCATATTAAAATTATCACAACTATTATCACATAAATAATCATGATTTATCACTGAAACATGAAAATCAATATTATGAAGTTTATATAATGCATATTCATAAATATTCTTACCTCCTAATATAAAAATATCATAATCATAATATTTATCTGATAATATTTGTTTTAGATTATTTAAATTATCAAGTGTATTAATATTATCAATATTTAGAATATTATTAGATTGTGTTACTATTAAAAAGGAAACATCTTTTATATTTTTTATTTTTTCATATGTAATACGCCCACAAACTAATACTTTTTTATTTTGACTTGGTTTATTAATTTGGTCAAGAAAAAAACCCATATCTTCTTTGATTTCCCATGGTATTTCTCCATTTTTAGAAATTCCACCATTTTTATCAAAACATACACATAATTTAATATTCATTTTATATAATATATATTATATTATATAAAGTTAAATAAACTTTTTTTATCAACTTTTTTAATCAACTTTTGCTTTCATTAAAATTTCTTCATCTTTGTATCTTTTATCTTTATCTAATATTAAAAAACCATAATCATTTAATTTATTTATTTTTTCAATAAATTTATTTTTATTTATATCTAAATATCTATTTATTCTATCATAATAAATATCAATAGATGCATTTGATAGATTTTTTCCAAGATAAATAACATCAGATTTTCTAATCAATTTGATATTAACATAATTTGTTATAATTATTATTGTAAAATTTATATTATCTATAAATAAATTAAATATTTTATCAGTTGATTTTGATTCAACATAATTATCAAAAATAATATATGTTTCTATATTTTTAGTAGAATAATATATATTTTCAAGTTTATCTATATCTCGTATACAATTTATATAAATATAATTTGCTTTTAATTTATTCATTAAAGTTTTAGCAAGAGTAGTTTTACCAGATTTATATTTACCAATAATTAATGCTATATCACCAGAATTAAACATATAATATATTATATTATATTCTATTTAAATAACCTTTAAGTTTTATTTTTAATCTATTTGTAATATTTGTATCATCAGTATTTATAACATCATCTGAATAATAATGATCCTTTAACATATGTAACAATTCTAAATTTTCAGATATTATACTAAAATATGTTGTATCTTCAAAATCATTGTAAAAATATATTATACTAAGATCAAGTCCGATATAATATGTTAAATCTTTTGTTTTATTTCTTATAATTGATACAGCTTCTGAAATAGTTCTTATTGAATCATTATATTGTTCATCATAACGTTTTTGTAACAGATATTTTCCAAGATGTCTTTTATGATGATATGAATTTAAATATACTATATTTAATTCTAATTCATCTTTTATTGTTTGTTTTATAATTTTAATATTTTTTATTAGATTATAACATTGATAACGATCTATTAAAATAGATGGTATTGAATCTGCACTATATACTGACATTCCTGCAGCATTTCTATGTCCACCTCCTCCAAATTTGGATGCTAATTCTTCCACATCAGTACCATTATTAGTTGATCTTAAACTAATATATGTTTCACCAGTATATTCATTTTTAGAATAACAAATTGCAAAATTTACATCAGGATTAGCTGTCAAAAAAGAATTACCAATTTCTGATTTTAATATAGAAGTATTAACATTACCAACAAAATATAAATTATTATTAATTAATATAAAATTAACCGCCATCTTTTTAATCCCATCATTAATATAATTATCATTTTGTTTCATCATTCCGTCTCCAACAGGTATTATATGATTTGTAACATAATTATCATCTAATAATCTTTCATATGCATCAAATTGTTTAGGTATATTAAAAATATATGATGTAAATTGTCTTGTATGTGTCATTGATTTTTTCCAAATATCATTATCTTCTATATATTTTATCATCAATGGAACATTATTTTCTCCAAAAAAATATGCCCATGTAATATAGGCACCCGAGTGATCCATTCTAAATACTTTATTTTCTTTTGGTATATTACGTAGATCTTTTTCTGCAGATTGATGATGATCTAATATTATTAATTTTTTTGCAGATTTTATTAATTCTTTTAAAGTAAAATATTTATATGAAAAATCACAAATTAATACATTTTTATTATTTACTAATGGTGGTGGTTTTTGATATTGACATGCAATATATGATATTTTCTTTTTTTTATTTGTTGATTTAAAATAATAATAACAAGAAAATGCAGATGCATAACCATCTACACAATCACCATGATATAAAACGACATCTATATCATCCGGTTTTAGACAAAGATGAGAAAAATCAATCATGAAAAAATAATATATAATATATAATACATTATTATCTTAATATAATTAATAAAATCTGTTTCAATTTTTTTATTTTATAAAATAAAAAAATTCTAAGAGATTTTATTCTAAATTATAAATTTTAAATTATAAAATCTGTTTCAATTTGTTTATTTTATAAAATAAAAAAATTCTAAGAGATTTTATTCTAAATTATAAAATCTGTTTCAATTTGTTTATTTTATAAAATAAAAAAATTCTAAGAGATTTTATTCTAAATTATAAAATCTGTTTCAATTTTTTTATTGATTTTATTGATTTTATTGATTTTATAATGTTTATTTGTAAAAATATAATTAAAATATAATTATATATAAATATATGAATAGATCTTTGTTATTAAAAAAACAAAAAATATTTTCAAATTTATCTATAAATAAAAATACAAATAATACAAATAATACAAATAATACAAATAATACAAATAATACAAATAATACAAATAATACAAATAATACAAATAATACAAATAATACAAATAATATAAATAATATAAATAATACAAATAATACAAATAATACAAATAATACAAATAATACAAAAACAAGAAATATTAAATATATTGGAACAAAATTAAATTTACAGAAATATAATTATAAAAATACAGTAAATCCAGATATAGTTTTTGATTTTAAAATAGTAAAAGATTTTAATATTAAAACAAAATATTATGCGATGATAATTGAACCTAGACAACATCATGCATTAGAATTTGTTTTACATAATTTTTTAGATAATCTTGGTATGGATTGGTCAATTATAATATTCTGTAGTGATCACAATACAAATTATTTATTAGATATTATTAATAAATTTAATGATGATGATATAAATAGAATAAAGATAATTAGATTTACTGAAAATAATATTGATATTCCTACATATAATAAAATGTGTTTCTGTAAAAAAACATATGATTTTATAGAATCAGATATGTTTATTATTTTTCAAACAGATTCAATGATATTAAAAGAAAATAAAGATAAATTACAAAAATTTATGGATTACGATTATGTTGGTGCACCATATGATAGAAATGCTGGATGGAGAAGATCTCTTCCTATGACGGATCATTATGATGTTGGTAATGGAGGTTTATCCCTTAGAAGAAAATCAAAAATTATAGAAATTTTAAATAATAAAAAAAAATATTCAAATGAAGATACTTATTTTTCTTATTATGAAAATATCAATAAACCTTTAACTAAATTAGCACAAGAATTTTCAGTTGAAACAACATTTTATGATAAACCATTTGGTATTCATAAAATTTGGAGATATTATAATCAAAAAGATCTATCAAAAATGACAACATTGTATCCGGAAATTAAAACATTAATAGAATTACAAAAATGGAATGATATAAAAAATAGATAAATAATGATTATTATGATTATTATGATTATGATGATTATGATTATAACTATTAATAATTATAAGTATATTCTACAAGATTATTCAATAATCCATTAAAATATTTTGCAATTTCCTGTTCATTATGATGTACATAAAATGTATTATGTACGTTCATTGCTAAAATATCTTCTTTAGTTAATTCATCGATATGTATATAATTATGTTTAAAATTATCATGATTAATACTTGATATAACTCCAATAAATTGATCATTAAATATATAATGATTTTGATATTTTGGATTTGGTATTTTATTTAATATAGAATCTGCTGGAAAATATTTTTGTAATAGATCACAAACTCTTACAATACGATTCATTATATATTATATTTAGTTAAATATTTAGTTATAGTAATTTAGTTATAGTAATTTAGTTATAGTAATTTAATATAAAAAATATCAATTTTTTATTGATCATATAACATTAATAAAAAAAAAGTAATGAAAATTATCTTTAATAATTTGAATCAACAATTTTATTTACAATCAACACAAGAATATAGTTCATATTCAATACGCATATTTGGATCAACATCTATATGAGAATTTTCAAATATACCAATTATAGAATTATTATATTTTGCTCCTAATGCATTACATGTAAAAATAATATATTTTGCTTTTGCAGCCAATGGATTCATCGCAGCTTGCATCATCATTTGTTTCAATCTATCTAAAAATCCGAATGCTATATATTCGACTATATTATTATTTTTTAAATCATTAAATTCTCTTGTTGTATGATAAACCATATCATCGGCACAATAAATTTCTTTGTTAAAATATAATCTAGATTGTGGTATTTCTGATGTTTTATGAATTGTAGGAATAAATTTGTATTCATTATAATACGGTGCTTGTGGTAATTTGGAAATAAGATCAAACTTGGAAAAATCAGGTGTAGTTGTACATGTATTATTTATATTATGTGTATTATTTGTATTATGTGTATTATGTGTATTATGTGATTTACTAAAGATACTCTTAAAAATACTATATGTAGTCAGCATTATATTATATTAAATTAAATTATATTATATTAAATTATATAATAATAAAATATAAGATAATAGAATATAAGATAATAGAATAAATTAAAATCAATTTTTATAGTCAATTATTCTATAACAGTTTATATATATAATTAAAATTATAATATATATCAACAATATATTTTGGAATATCTGTATATATTTGAATATATTTATTTAAATAATTAACATTAAATGAAGAATGATGAGATATATTACCATCTGTAATTCTATCAATAAAATTATTATATTTATTATTATAATTATTATCATTTTTATCATTTTTATCATTTTTATCATTTTTATCATTTTTATCATTTTTATTTTTTTTATTTTCTAATAATCTTTTAATTAATTGTATATTTTTATTATATAAATTTAGAGAATCATAATACGTAATCAACATCTTATCAGTTATATAATTTTTATCTTTGTTTTCACATAAATTCATCAATGATCTTAATGAATATTGAATATCATCTATGAATATTTGTGGATCAGTCGGTCCAAGTGTTGCATATTTATCCATATATAATTTATTAGCCGATAATGCCAATAAAGTTGCTGCACTTTTTGCTTTATTTAATACAAATATATTTAATTTAATTTTTGAATTTAATATAAAATTTATAAGATTATCATTAGATACAATATCTCCACCAATAGATTCTAAAATTATATTTATATTTTTATTTATATTTTTATTTTTATCAATATTTTTTTTAAAAAATATAATTAATTCATCATAATCGTTTATATCATAAATATAATCATAACATATAATTTCAAATAGAAATAAAATCAATTTATAAATATTTTGTCTTGATGGTTTATTAAATATAATTATTGTATTATTTTTTATTAGACTATATCTTAATTTATATAAATTATAAAATATTTTACTAAGATAATAAATAGCAAATATATTAATTAATATACATATTAATAATATAAGATAATGCATATAATAAATTTTAAAAAATAGTTTATATTGTTGATTATGATTTTATATTTGTTTAATATATAAATAAATCAATTTTTTTATATATAAAATAGGTAATGATAAATATAAAATAGATAATGATAAATATAAAAAATTTATAATTGATTAAATATTATAAATTTATATTTGTGTTCTTAAAACTATACAATTTTATTAATTTTTTATATATAAGTGGTATTTGGTAGTTTCTTTATTTCTTTCTTTATTTCTCTTTCTTTTATAGGATCAAATAAAATATGATCAACTTGTTGTTTCAAATAATCAAACGTATTAAAAATTTCCATAGCTTTGTATATTTTACCAAACATCATACCTTCAAATTTTTTTGGTCTTCCTTTATTCACAACAGGTCCATTATATTTATACATATCTTCAAACGGTAAATATTTTAATTTACTCATTCTATCATTATAATTTATATGTAATTCATAAAGGTTTATCATATCACTCTTATAATAATATTCTCTGGTTTCTTCATTTGGGTATATCCTATCACCACTAAATGAATCAATATACGATAATCTAGTTACAAATTTCTTTATTCTAGCTTTATTAAATTCATTAATTGTTAATCCTAATTTAAAAATTCTAAATATTTTTTCTTTAGTATTTTTCGATAACTCATTAATTTTTATTTTATCTTCATT